ATGTTTGTGCCAGCCGAAGACATTGTTCTGCCGTACGGAACAACCGATATGGACTCTTGCTACCGCCTGACCCACGTCATGCGCAAGACCGAGAACGACATCAAGAAGCTCCAGCAAGCAGGGTTCTACGTTGACGTAGAGCTGGGCGAGCCTAGTAAAGAGCAGACAGACATCCAGAAAGCCAAGGACAAAGAGACGGGCTTCAGCGATGTTGACGACGAACGCTACACATTACTTGAGATTCACGTGGACTTGGACCTTGCGGGGTTTGAGGACAAGGCGGACACCGAGGGTGAGGACGACGAAGACGGGGAAGAGACAGGCATCGCACTGCCATATGTGGTGACGATGGCTAAGGGCACCAACGAAATCTTGGCAATTCGCCGCAACTGGCTGGAAACCGATGACCTACGACTCAAGCGCCAGCACTTCGTGCACTACCAGTACATCCCCGGTTTTGGGGCCTACGGCTTCGGTCTGTTCCATCTCATCGGGGGCTTCGCCAAGTCAGCGACGTCGATCATGCGTCAATTGGTGGACGCTGGAACGTTGTCTAACCTGCCCGGCGGTCTCAAGTCACGGGGACTTCGCATCAAAGGTGATGACACTCCGATTGCTCCGGGCGAATGGCGCGACGTAGACGTCGGCTCAGGGAACATGCGCGACAGCATTCTTCCTCTCCCCTATAAAGAACCAAGCGCAGTTCTTGCTGCACTGTTAGACAAGATTGTGGACGAAGGCCGTCGTTTTGCAGCGACTGCGGACATGAAGGTATCAGATATGAGCGCCCAAGCGCCCGTAGGTACCACACTCGCCCTGTTAGAGCGCCAGCTAAAGGTGATGACAGCGGTGCAAGCCCGTCTGCACTACGCGTTCAAGCAAGAGTTGCGCCTGTTGTCGGCCATCATCCGCGACTACACCGGCCCAGACTACGACTTTGAGCCAGAAGAAGGTAAGCGTACGGCCAAACAGTCCGACTATGCGTGCTGCGACATCATTCCAGTGAGCGATCCCAACGCTGCCACCATGTCTCAACGTGTGGTGCAGTACCAAGCGGTCATCCAGATGGCTCAAATGGCCCCTGATATATACGACTTGCCGCAGTTGCACCGCAATATGTTGGAGGTCTTAGGTATTAAGAACGCCGAAAAGCTCATCCCGCTTGAGGAAGACATGAAACCGAAGGACCCTGTGAGCGAAAACATGGAGATTTTGAAGTCTGAGCCGGTCAAAGCGTTCATGTTCCAAGACCACGAGTCCCATATCAAGGTGCACATGGCCATGATTCAAGACCCTCAGATTCAGCAGCTCATTGGTCAGAACCCCAAAGCTCCAATGATGCAAGCTGCGCTCATGGCGCACATTGCCGAGCACACCGGCTACGCGTACCGCAGCAAGATTGAGCAGCAGTTGGGTATGTCGTTGCCTCCAGAAGACGAAAAAATGCCTCCGCAAGTCGAAATTGCTCTGTCCGGCATGATGGCTCAGGCCGCGCAGCAGGTTTTACAGAACAGCCAAGCGCAGTCACAGCAACAGCAAGCCCAACAACAGAACCAAGACCCTGTTATTCAGATGCAGAAGCAAGAGTTGCAGATTCGCGGTCAAGAAGCCCAAACCAAAGCCCAAAAGGTGCAAGGCGACTTGGAGTTGGCGCAAAAACGTCTGCAAATGGACGCTGCCGACAAAGCAGACAAACTACATTTAGAAGAAAAGAGGCTGGCTGTCACCGCTGCGACAAACCGCGACCGGTTAGCTGCCGAACAAGAACGTGCTGGTACCCAAATGGGTATCGACATCGCTAAGACCCAACAACAAAACCGGAACACTAAAAAATGATCCAAGAATTCGCACGCGTATTGCGCGAAAAAATACGCACCGATATGAATAACTATGCTGACGACCTCGCGGGTGGGGCTTGTCAGGATTTTGGCCAGTATCAAAAACTCTGCGGGATGATTCAGGGTCTCGCCACCGCAGAGCGTTACTTACTTGACCTTGTAGAGAAAGTGGAGAAAGCAAATGACGACTGAAACAGGACTAATCCTGCCACCGGGCATCGCCCTACCAAACCACATCCAGCCTGTCGATAAGCCAGAGGAAGATGCTGACAATGAAACCAAAGCAGGTGCACTACCGACCCCCACGGGTTGGAAGTTGCTGTGCGTAGTACCAGAGGTCGATGAAAAAGTCGCTGGCACATCGCTCGATCTCGTAAGAGACCACGCTTCCATGCAGCAAGACAGCCACGCCACAACCGTGTTGTTTGTCATGCGCGTTGGCCAAGATGCGTACAAAGACACTGCCAAGTTCCCTAACGGTGCTTGGTGCAAGGAAGGTGACTTTGTGCTCGTACGTACATATTCCGGTACGCGTTTCAAGATTTTCGGAAAAGAATTCCGCCTGATTAACGATGATCAAGTGGATGCTGTTGTGCAAGACCCTCGCGGCGTAACCCGCGTATAAGGAATAGAAATGACGGACGAATACAAATTCCCCGACGAAATTGAAGACAAGAAAGTCAACGTCTCAGTTGAAGATGACGACATCGAAGTCGAGATCGTAGACGACACGCCTGAGAAGGACCGCGGCCGTAAGCCCCTCGAAAAAGAAGTCGAAGACCCGACAGACGAAGAAATTGAGTCTTATTCCTCAAATGTGCAAAAGCGCATCAAGGACCTGACACACGCACGCCACGACGAGCGCCGTGTCAAAGAAGCCACGATGCGCGAAAAGCAAGAGCTCGAGCGTCTTACACAACAGTTGATTGAGGAGAATAAACACCTCCGCCGCAACGTCAACACCGGCACTGAACATTACGTGGCCCAAGCCAAGACACTGGCCGAAAGCGAGATGGACAAAGCTCGCCGTGAGTACAAGGTAGCGCAAGAGTCGTTTGACTCGGATGCCATCCTTGCCGCTCAAGAAGCCCTCCTTGATGCCAAGATGAAGTTGGAAGCAGCGAAAAATTTTCGTCACACCCCTTTACAAGTGGAACAAGATGAGGTACAAACTACCCATCGCGAACCCCAACGCGTACAACCGGACGAAAAAACCTTGCGCTGGCAAGCAAAAAACCAGTGGTTCGGAGCAAACGGGTTTGAAGAAGTTACCAGCTACGCACTAGGGCTGCACCAAAAACTAGTGAACTCAGGGACTGACCCAAGGTCCAATGAGTACTTCGAGCACATTGACGCTCGCGTGAAGAGTAAATTCCCCGAAGTTTTCGGGGGCGAAGACCGGTCACAAACTGAGTCTCCAAAAAAACCTGCTTCCGTCGTAGCCCCTGCCACAAGATCGTCGGGGGCTAAAAAAGTCCAACTGACGACAACCCAGCTCGCGCTGGCTAAGAAATTTGGATTGACCCCGCAGCAATACGCTGCACAAGTAGCAAAACTGGAGAATCAATAATGGCTAACAATCGCACACCCCGTGATCTCGTGTCACGCGAAACTAATGCTCGCGCAGTCTATGTACCGCCGACATCTCTGCCCGACCCGACACCTGAACCCGGAGTCTTGTTTCGCTGGATTGCGACACACGTTCTAGGACAGGCAGACCCAACTAACGTGTCTCGTAAGATGCGCGAAGGCTGGGAACCGGTGAAGGCGGAAGACCACCCGGAGATGCAACTGTTCGGTAATGAGAAGACAGGCAACGTGGAAATTGGTGGACTCATGCTCTGCAAGATGTCTATCGAAAAAGCGCAAGCCCGTGACGATTATTACAACGCTCAGGCGCAAAACCAGATGGATTCAGTGGACAACCACTTCATGCGAAACAGTGATCCTCGGATGCCTTTGTTCAGCGACCGCAAGTCAACGAACACTCGTGGCGGGGGTTTTGGTTCAGGTTCTAAGTAAACAAGGAGTCCTTAAATGGCATCGATCGCTTCCCCCTACGGCTTCAGAGCCGTAAATGAGCTGGGAGGTCTACCTTACTCTGGTAGTACCCGACAGTTCCAAATTAACCCCGCTGGCTACAACACGAACATCTTCAATGGTTCACTCGTGTTTGTGAACACTTCGGGCTATCTGCAAATCGCCACCGCAACTGGTGCTGACGCAACTACCAACGGTTTCCCCACTGGTACTGCTAACACGGGTTGTATCGGTGTGTTTGTTGGTTGTTCGTACGTTAACGCACAAGGCCAAGTAATCTACGCTCAGTACTACCCAGCTAACACTGTGGCACCTACTGGCACATACATCACTGCCTACGTGATTGACGACGACCGCGCTGTGTTCCAAGTCCAATCTGCTGGTTCCGTGACTCTTGCTGCCCTTGGCGCAAACGTGTTCTTGAACGCCGTGCAATCTACCTCCACAGGTAGCACCACCACTGGCAACTCAAACACTGCTGTTGTGGCTGGTTCTTCTGCTGTTACTACCACTGCCGCTTTCCGCGTCGTTGGCTTTGTGGACATGCAGGGTTTCTCCACAGTGGGCGACGCCTACACTGACATTCTGGTGAAGTTCAACCCCGGATACCACTCTTACAGCAACGCTGTTGGTCTGTAATAGGAGTTAAAAAATGGCTATTTCACGCGCACAACTGCTCAAAGAGCTGCTCCCCGGTCTGAACGCCCTGTTCGGTATGGAATATGCACGCTACGGCGAAGAGCACAAGGAAATCTACGAGACAGAGAAATCTGAGCGTAGCTTTGAAGAAGAAACCAAGTTGGCCGGCTTCGGTGCAGCTCCTGTTAAGAACGAAGGT